CGTATCCTCCGGGCCATGTGAATGTCACCCCACCTTTCCCGAATCCAATAGAAGTCTTGTCTTGTGACTTCCTGGATTGCCATATCTCCGATCTGTGGCAGGATATACGTTTCGAGATCCCGCTGTTCGATGGCGATGGTAGAATCCTTTTTGTTCTCAGCCTCAAGCCATTTGTAGGCAAGTTTTTTGACGAGGTGCTTCGCTCGCTCCCCGGGGAACCAGGTTTTGACGGCCTCATAGTTGCCCAGCATCATAGCCTGATTAAAATAATCGCAGAGCTTTTGGATATCTTCAGACGGTAAATCCTTGAGCCGCTGCCCCCGCCAGGAAGTCAATGTCTTGTCGAATCCCGGCACCGTAACGCGGATATACCCCCTCCCATCGATGTAAGCTGGCATGGATAGCCTCCCTGTAGGTTCAAGGGAAAGCATATCTATTTGGGGGGTGGCGGTCAACATAGTTATTCCTGACGCCGAGATAACCTGCCGGGCTATGCCCGGTCAGAGTTTATGGGATTGTTAGCCGCTTCTTGGCGTAGTTTTTCAATTTCTTCAGCGGCCCACAACATAGTATTGCCCCAGCCGGGAATATCTTGATCGGCTATTTCCTTGGCCTGGGTTTTGAGTATGTCTATAATATCCATAAGTTCTCCTTTGTTTTAGCGGCTAACCTGACGCTGTTATCAGCCGCCAGGCTTATCCTGGTCGGCTGGATTTGCTTGTTGGGCATTTTCACTCGTAAGATGAGGACATCCCGCCCCACAAATAGGGCAAAAGGGTCCATCATGAGGTGCCCAAGAATTAATTTCTGTATGTTCGCCTTGCCAACCACATTTGATACATTTAAATTTCATAGATACCTCCTTATTAAAAATGCCCAACGCTACGATCAGCCGCCGCCCTTGGCGGTCGGTTGAATTGCGTTGTTAGATTGACATTTAGGGCATATATCATCACCATCTCTAACATCCCACCCATGATTTCTGCTGTGAAAACGTGCCAAGAAAACAGTATCAAGGTTGCTTCCTTTATCAACAATAGTTCGGCTTATTCTGTTATCGCAGAAATCACAATCAATATTCAGATCAATACAGGCAGTTACAGTCATGTTTCCTCCTTAAATGTCAATCTAACGCTGTTATCAGCCGCCTGTCTTATCGGGTCGGCTGGATTGACCTTGTTCGTTTTCGGCTTTATTGCCCTTGATGATCTCATTCTCAACATCAATAATCCCGCATCGGATTTGCTCTAATTTAGTGCTTATTTCAATTACATACGCCTGCAAGTCTTCCCTTAATTGCCTAAATTGTTCTGGTTGCATTTTTCACCTCCTAGAAAACGAACGCTGTTATCAGCCGCCTGCGGAGCAGGTCGGATGAATGCTCTTGTTAGCCGCTGTTCTATAAACCTGATAATTGCATATCGGGCACACAAAAACACCCCAGCCATTCTCTAAAAGAATATGATCATCGACAATTTCTATGCCACATTCGGGGCATGTCCAATCAATAGTAATAATTATTTTTTTCATAGCGGCTAACGCCTAGATAACCTGCCGCTTATGCGGTCTGGTTGATTGGATTGTTAGGGGTGCATCCGGTTCTATTATCTCAAAATTCTTTAATGCGACTTGCCTACACCCCACACTGGTTGGCAAACTATCGGTATCTATGATAAATGTATATTCGCCAGCATCTATTTCGACTATAAATCGTATTTTCATAAAGCACCTCCTAACAGCCTGCATACGTGGAAAATTTTCCATCTATTGTTCTATCTCCTTCTCTATCTCTTCCCCACAATCAGGGCACCTGTCAGAGCCATCGTGCATTTCGGTGTCGCACTCCGGGCCTTGCCAATGACAGATAGGAGAGGGACAGTAGGCTATGGTTTCATCGGGCCAGATCATTCTTTCCCTGCCAAGCTCTCCACGTAGCTCAGATAATCCTCGCACACCGAACCGTCTGCATTTTCCTTATATCGACACCGATCCTCACAGTAAGCAAGATATACGCGATCCGCTGCAACCTCCTCATTGGTGCATTTTACGGGATACTTTTCTTCTTCTCCGCTTTCACCCTCCGTTTCATCCTCAGAATCCCCCCCAGGAAGAGCATCCTGCCCCGTGGCTGCATCTTCTGCCTTTAGGGGTGGGGTAGCCTTGGTTTTCCTTGTTCTCTTCTGTTTTTCTTTAGGTGGGGGCGCTGTGGGTCCTACATCTTTCGGAAAAAGTTCATCGGTAGTAACCCGGCCCTCTTTCAAAGCTGTTGCCATGCCTTTGAGTTCTACCAAGTGTTCAGGAGTCCAGTTATCGGCAGGTGTTCCCAAGGCATTTTCTATGCGTTCTTGGCCTACGCCGTAACGCTTGAAATACTTAATCGCTTCGGCTCGGGCAATCTCCAAGTTTTCCCCCAGTCCCTTCTTAACGGCTTGTTGTGCTCTGTCAATGGCCCTATCTACAAGCCAGCGGGGAACGCCCTCAAATATAGCATTGCGTGAAGCCTTGCTCAGGCCGATTTGAAAGGAGATATCTTCTTTCCGGTCAATATCATCACCCATACCGATGTTTGGCTGTTTTCGTTGGCGAAATGGTCTCCCGAAAGTAACGCCCGTTTCAAGGTCAATGAAATATCCCTTGAGGATATGATGTGTTGGCGTTTCTTCCACGAGGTCAGCATCCACAACCGAGTTCCCCCAGTTCCGGGCGATACTGGTAGCAAGAGAAATGGAACCTCCCTGAATCCAGCGTTTCCCTTGTTTGGTGGTAACGTTCCAGCCATAATAAAAGGCTTCTCCTGCCAATTCCGCTTCTTCCAGAACGTTGCTCACAACGGTTGGCAGAGAGCGCCTTTTCTGCACGGCGACAGCCGTTGCATATTGAGTTCCTACCTTCTGCAATGTAAAGCCATTGCGAAGTAATCTTTCAGCAGGCAACATCTCTGTGGGATCGCCACTGAACGGTTTGATGCCTTCTAAAATTTCCGGTGATAACGCTCTTATTTCTTCCATGATTTCCTCCCTATACCCATTGTTTAGATGAATTATTGCCAACATACGGACACGTATAAAAGTATCCGCACCACTTTGGATCACACCACCAGGCCGTAGGGTTGGCTGGCGGGAATACGCCTTTGTTGAGCATGGTTTCAAACATCCTGATCTTGGCGAAAAGCGCATAATAATGAGCATCCGTAGGGGTCAATTTCTGTTCTTGCAATTCCTCTGAGGTCGGGCCGTCTTTGCCTCTTCTCGCTATCAGAATATGATAGACAAATTCCGGTCTGACATTTGTTGTCGATTCATGAGAAAAGCAATAAAAGACAGGTTGGATCTCTCCATTGATTCTGCCTTCAGGCCATTTCATAGATGTGGTTTTGAGGTCCCCCACTTTCGGCTTTTCCTGATAATCCATTGTGCCCTCAAGAGGTAATTCGATGCCAGGCACTTCAATATGAAAAGGTTCCTCTATCGCTATCGGGTTTATCTGAGGAGCAACGGCTTCAAGATAAACTTTAGAGCAACGGAGAGCATCTTCGAGCCCTTCATTCAAGAGTTTATCTTTGGCCGGTTGATCTTCTTTTGCGAGATAAACCCCGTTTTTAAAAGCCTTCACGTAACCGTCCCGCGTAGCATCTTGAATATCAGACAAAGGCATATCCTTTTGACTTTTGAGTTTTTGCAAGAGATTTACCTTGCTCGCAGCATGAACGCCGGTGCCCCGTCCTGCAGCTATGCCAGGGGGGATAATTTCTTTTTCAAGATATCGGCGCCGAAACTGTTCCCCGCAACGAAAAGCCATGCCTAAACTGGATTGATGAATTGCTTTCATGGTTCCTCCGGTAATCGTTCAATTCGCAAAACCCCAGCATGATAATGCACCTGTACCCCTTCCCCACAGTCGCACTTGCCATATTCGGTGCGACTTCTGAGGATATCAAAAGGTACTTTTATAAATTCTTCACACTCATAGCATTCGACTTTGATGAATTCGATTAGGTTCATGGCTTCACCTCTTCCTTCACATGGGTTCTGGCAGCGTCTAACTTTGCTGTGGAGCGTTCAATCGTTTTCTCAGCATCCCTGATTTGCCCTCTGTGATAATGAACATGCCAAGACCAGGTGCGATTGTTCTTTTCCTTCCGGTGGATTTGGGCAAGTTTCTCCTTATTCCACTCTTCGGCCAATTCCTTGGCTCTGATTTCAGCCTCTTCTTTGGTGGGAAACAGGTCTGTGTCCTTCGCTATACGGCAACCACCCCCAAATGAATCAAACCCATATTCAACATAATCAGGATTGATTTCCACCTTGCAAATCGTAACTTGGGACACCTCAATATGCTGCTTGTAATAGGTCACATACCCTCTTGGTGGGTCATACCCTGACGCACACCCAGCACAATTAATTGTGACTTTGCTATCATCACCTAAAATAACGGTCAGGTATTTCTTGCCGAAACATTCTGGGCAGACTACTTGCTCTTGTGTGCTTGTCCGGCCTGCGTACCAGACTTTATCACCTATGTTGTAGGACATGATTCCCGCCTTTCCCCCCGGGATTTCGCCCCCGGGGGATGGCGTCTTTCGGAATGAAAGAGTTATGCTAATTCGGTTGAAGTACTGGATTTCTCCAGGAACCTCCGAGGGATGGGGCTAGAATTACGAGGTCGCGTTTTGATATTATCTCAGGTCGCAAGCAACTTCTAGCCCCTTGCCGCCATCCTTGCTACCCACCCGCCCTTCTTGGCCAACACACACATGTTAAGGTTTCACCCTGGCTCCACCAACACAGGGTACAGCGACAAATTTTGATTTCAATGAGCATTGTGTCTTGGGTTAGCAGAACTTCTGCAAAGTGCTCAGGGCCTCATCCAGCGTGCTTGTGAGTTCCGACAAGCACTGCTTAAACTCTCCACCTATCGAATCTGCCTTCGTCTCTACAGGCTTTTCACGCTCAGATTTCGATGCTGGCACATGAAGCTGATACGCTTTGGTGCGAATTTCCCGGCCCAAATCAAGACAATTTGAAAGCCTATCCCTGATTTCATTTACATCAGTTTCACCCAATTCCTTGCCTTCCATTGATTCCTCCCTTCTAAGGTTACGCCTTGGGTTGCCCTCTTGACTCCCCTGCCTATCCCCTTACCGGACCGTGCTCGTCCTAACTGTGTAGGGAGCTTGTGTCTCGGGATCGGGGAAAATCAAGCCGAACCGGTCAAGCCAGATATGGCGTTGAGTAGTAGGGCTAAGGTGTTCGTACCAATCATGATAGACTTGTGAGGCTGTGCCCTTCAGGTGTACCTTATGAGGGCAGTAAAGGCCCCGGAGCATGGTGAGTTCTGTTATCATCGTAACCACCAAATAGTTAAATGAATGCCAAAATATAGAATCGTTATGATACAGACAATGAGGGTTGCGCGTTTGAGAGCTTGTTCTGACATGATGCCCTCCTGGAGTGTTTGAATCAGGGTATCATACCTGTTTTGTGCTTGTCAAGCACAATCGGAATAAAAATAAAGCCCACGTGCATTTTTTTCCGTGGGCTAATCTAACTTATTGATTAGTCTATAAATATGGCGCTCAGTAATTTTTCATACTTTTTTCTAGGCATTCGTTTTGCCAGCGTGAGCAATAATCTAGCAAAATCATCCCCTGCCATAGTCTGTCTAGCATTTTCTTTGTGATACCATGCTGTTCTGTCAATCCCAGCCATTTCCGCAAGTTCTTGCTCACTGAATTCACTAAGTATACGAATCCGCTCTAACAAGATTGGAGTAATTTCGGCTTTTTTCTTTCCGCCCAAATGAGCCCCCTTAAAAGTGCTTGACAAGCACAAATTATTTTTATATATTAGTCAACGTGAAATCTGACATTTCTCAATTTGTCAAATCTGTTCGGGCAAGAGCGGGATTAAGTCAAGAGAAGTTCGCTTCTGCAGTGAGTTCTAACCGATGTGCTATCGCTAATTACGAGAACAACAGGGCAATCCCACCAGGAGATGTCTTGTTGCGAATTCAATGCTTCGAGTCCACTCTACACCAGGCCAAAAAATCAAAATATACCACACTAAACCGTATCTTCAAAACACTTTTTATGCGGGGAACTACCTAGTCCAAACTAAGTATTTCTACCTACGGAGGGAGCCATGCGTAAATACAAAAACGGTAAAGAGCAATGTAGTCTGTATCTCGAAAGCGACCTTGTCGAAATAATAGACCACGAAGCCGGTAAGCGAAATCTTAAACGCTCTGAATTTTGTAGTGTGGCCATTGAGGAATACATAGCTCGTCTTTATGCCTCCAAACTTTGTATAGCATTATCCCGAAAACGCAAATGAAAGTAAAAGTAGAGTCTAATTAAAATAATTAGATGAAGGATTTCGATAGGTTATGAATGAGTTGATACTAAGAACCGGCCCATATCGCACAACATTTGTTGGCACCGAGCTTGTTAGGGAATCCACAAAAGAAGAATGGGAAGGCTATGGTGGAATACTGAAACGAGTGGACGAAGCCAAACAATGGGCCATAGGCGACTGGCTGGTTGATGGGAAAAGGCATTATGGGGATGGGTTGTATCAGGAGGCGGAAAGGGTCTTAGAGTATCATTACCAAAATTTGGCCCAATTTAAGCGAATAGCTGAATTATTTGAAATTAAGTGTCGTCACTTAAATGTTTCATACGCTCATCACTACGAAGTCGCCTCTCTTAAAGAAATAGAAATCAATGCTGAAAGAATGGCATGGGGTAAAAACCATGACATGAATAAGGCTCAAGAATTTTTAAATAAAGCTGAAAAAGAAAAACTATCAATCCGTGAATTACGCCAAGTTGTACAACAATACATCGTTGATAAGGAAAATGAATTTCGTCTAGCCAATGAACCTAAGAAATATCACGTCATTTATGCCGACCCCCCTTGGCCAGTTGGCTCTATTATCGTGGATAAATGGGAAAGTCCTATTGAAGATAAATATCCCACCATGAGCATTGAGAATATCAAAACTCTACCTATCGCTAATCTCGCTGCAGAACAATGTTCTCTCTTTCTTTGGACTACTCATACGTTCCTTCCAGATGCATTAGACGTAATGAAAATATGGGGATTTAAATATTTCTGTCTCATAACGTGGGATAAGGGAAATGGGTGGACCCAAAATGGATTTCATAAAAAAACCGAATTATTGCTTTATGGTTATAAAGGCAAAATCAACATAGAGCAATATGGTGATGCTATACCAACCCTTATTAGCGAAACTAAAGAGCAACATTCTAAAAAACCGGATAAAATTCGAAAATTAATCGAAGTAAAAACCATAGGGAATCGTTTAGAGCTTTTCGCAAGGGAAACTTATGAGGGTTGGGATTCATGGGGCAATGAGATTTGAACGAAGCCAGGAAAGAATGCAAAAATTGTCTTTATTATCAGGGTTGGGTTGGTGAATCCATAATTCGTACTTTTCTTAGCAATCGGGACTTGCCCTATTTTCAGGCTGATATTCTTTATCGATATAATAGTAATTGGTTTTTGGCTGAGGTTAAAAGACAAGAGCGATACAAGCCGCCACCGTTCGAGGGTCATGGGCTTCCATTGTGGCAAATAAAAAGGCGATTAGAATTTCAAAAGCAAACAGGGATTCGTGCAGTGTTATTTATCGTAGAAAAGCCAAATGATGTAATTTTTTGGAATTATCTTGATATTTTATGGATGGATAAAGCTCACGAAACAAGCGGGAAAAGGCCACGAGTTATATTCCCGTTAAACCATTTTAAGGAACTATAAGCATTTCAGGGGATTATGCCCCAAACAGTCATACATGAAGAATTCGATTACGATGTCAGCATTGCAGATATCAAGAAATACTTTCGCACCAATCACACCGGCCCATATTTTAGCATGTTTGAAACCGGCTTAGATAATAACCGGTTTGACCTTATCCGGGTTAATCCATACAGCCAGCACATACGAATCTATGAATTTAAATCGTGTCGGCGGGATTTTATCTCTGATAAGAAATGGCAGAACTATCTGGAGTATTGCCATACGTTTACATTCGTTTGCCCACGAGATGCAATCAAGAGAGACGATTTACCTCGATATGTTGGCCTTATGTACATCTACAAATGGAGATGGCACCATGAAACACGACTTGATGATACTTGGATTTTAGAACAAGAATGGATCAAACGGCCTAAAAAGCGAGAGATGGAGAAAAGCATGGTATCAAGAATAGCCTTTATGCTTATACACCGGACAAAATGGCGCAAAGAGGATGTTTTTTAAGGGGCTTATGACTAAACCTACGCAAGCCAGGCGCGAACAAATCACTAGGCAAATCGCCAGTTACACGGGCGCCCGAGGCAAAGGGCGTGTGGATAAATATTGCACCGTCTGCGGCAGAAAGTTTAAAGGCCCACCCGGTGGATTCAAGCGGAGCCCAGAGCCTGGGATTTGCGACAAGCACGAGGATGAATACGGCCCAGAAGATTGGAATCAACATGATAGGGGGGAGATATGATCACTCCATACGAAGAAGGCCGCCTAGCTTACCTGCAGGGTGGAAAGCTCGAGGACAACATATACCCGGTAGGAACCGTAGCGGCGGCAGCCTGGGAAATGGGATTTAAGGACTGTGCCGCAGAGATCAGGGTGGGAGGGTAAGTGACACCACAAAAGAAATATCAATACATTTCTTGGTTTCCTCGATGGCATGTATCTGGATTCATCAAGGCAAAGTATGGGATGTCGCTTATCTATGATTGGTATCTATGCCTTGGCTTTTGGGAAATCAGAAAATGGCATGAGCTAAAAGACGGAGATATTGTGAGGTATAACCAAGAGAGCGGAGGGTAAGTGACACCCGCAGAAATCCGAGACCTCATCAAAGCGTTTGAGAAGGTGGATAAGCGGGATGATTGGATAATGGAAAAAGACGACGGGAAATACAGTTGCGATGTTTGGGATAAGACCTGTCACCGGCATTGGGTTACAGGGCAGCCTACTCTTGCCCTGGCTATCTGTATGGCATGTAAGAAAGCAGGGGAAGAATGAGCGGAGGCAAATCACCACGCACCAAAGGCTTCGATTTCGAGAGGGAAGTGGTCAACATTGCCAAAGATGCGGGTATCGATGCCGTCCGCAGTGTTGCGAGTGTCTACCCAGACGTGAAACTCAACAATCGTCCAGTATCGTGCAAGCGCCGAAAGAACGGGCTTGAGTGGGCATACAAGGAATTGGAATCTCCAGAACCGCACGACTTTGTATTGTTTAGGGCAGACCGGAAACCCATTTTGAAAATCAGTTATTGGAAACCATGATTAACCAATGGTGCCCACGTATCCGGCCACATCGGGTACACCCGGACGTCTGCCTTTGGCATTATCAACAGAGTGACCGGGAGTGCAGGGGCTGTGAAATGTACGCGAGTTTGAAAGGGTATGAGGCGCTACCGGGGAGAAAAGTGATGGAATACCATGTCTGATTACCCGGATAATTGGTCTGAGATAGCTGATGAAATTAAAGATAAAGCTGGCCGGAAATGTGAGAATTGCGATTCTGATTCTGTTCCCGGGAGGATCCTCACTGTACACCACTTAGATTTGAACAAGGCGAATTGTACATACGAGAATTTGTTGGCTTGCTGCCAAGTCTGTCATTTAAGCATTCAAGCGAAGTATAGGCCGGGGCAAATGTGGCTGACTGAAAAGCCTGAATGGGCAAAGAAAAGGAATTTATGAGGCCGAGGGAGAAACGGGAGGGATGACAAAAGCACCAGCATTTCAATTTTATCCTAATGATTGGATGCACGATTTAGACGAGCATCCTTTAGAGATAGAAGGTGCCTGGATAAGAATCTGCTGCAAGTTATGGTGGTCTGAGGAACACGGGAAACTCACAAAAACAATAACTCAGTGGGCTCGGATTCTAAGGGCAACGGAACAAGCTACAAGAGAAATACTTTTATACCTTAAAGATGAGCAAATAGGCGACATTATCTTCTCTAATAACGGTAAGGTAACGGTTATGTCACGTCGTATGCTCAGGGATGAAAAGGAAAGGGAAAACAATAGATTAAGGCAAAACAGATTCAGAGAGAAGCGTGACAGTAACGCTCCAATAACACCACTGTCACAACCCTCTTCATCTTCTTCTTCACCTTCAAAGAAGGTAAAGAAAGAGGATATGGAGGAGATTAGAGAATATATACGGCTCACAACCGAGCAATACACCAACCTTAAATCTCAGTTTGAAAAAGAAAAATTGGAATGGATGTTTAATAAGCTCGACTTCTATCTATCTACCACGAAAAAGAAATATACCGGTGCTTATGGATTCTTTAAGAAGGGCTCCTGGCTCATCGAGGAAATGGAGAAGCATTTTAATCTCAGTCCGAAGGATTCAGGTTTATGTGAGCATTGTGGCAAAGGCCAGAAGTATCTTGGGGGCCTGTGCATCGATTGTCATTATAGGAAGGATGAGGATGTCTGATCACCTCTGCCAAGGATGGAAGCAAATAGCTCAGGTACTAACCGATGGGGAAGGCATACAAATGTATTCGGCTGAGGCTATGAGACAGAGATTTAAGGATGAAATGAGAGAGGCGGGTGTTACTTTTAGGATGAGCAGAGGCCATAGAAATGAACGGACCTGTGCCTGGGCAAGCAAAGTCAGGATGTTTTTTGAGTTACGGGGGAGGGAGTAAAAAAGTTGCTTTTTTTCTCTTGGGATAGGGGGCTTGGAATACTAGGTCTAAGATAGTAGGCTTGGGATAGCCCATTTGACATTTAAAAAAGGTGCAATTACAATGACTTACAATGATTCTCGATAAGACAATCGCCGTTGTCGTTCCTGCCTACAATGAAGAGCGCCTTATCTACGGCACGCTCACCACTATCCCTCGCTTTGTTGACCATATTATCGTGGTGGATGATGCCAGTACGGATGAGACTCGCCGGATCATGTCATTAGCTCAGGGCGAAGATGAAAGAATAACTTTGTGCTACCACAACGCAAATCAAGGCGTAGGGGTGGCGATTTGTGATGGTTATAGGGCTGCTTTAAGCGCAGGAGCCGACATTATCGCAGTCATGGCCGCAGATGGTCAGATGGATGCCGGGGATCTCTACCGGATCGTGGAGCCGGTGGCCCTGGGAGAGGTGGATTATGCTAAAGGCAATCGTTTTATTATGCCTTGGGTGCGCTATATGGGAGGGGTGGCGCTTTCTTGGCTTACATCTTTCGTCTGTGGCAGACAAATTATCGACAGTCAATCTGGTTTTACTGCTATATCTCGTGATGTCCTCCAAAAACTCCCTCTAGACAAAATCTATCCCCGCTACGGTATGCCCAACGACATGCTCATCAAACTCTCGAAGGTAGGAGCTCGGATCAGGAACGTGCAGACAGCACCAGTATACGGACATGGTGAGCAATCGGGGATTAAGATACATAAGGTGATTTGGCCGATACTCGGCATATTAGCGAGAGGGTTATGGCAAAGGATTTCACCCTTACGGCTTATAAAGAACTCTTAGGCTCACTCCTCGGGGCTGGCTACAAGATCATCACGGCTGAGGAGTATTTCAGGCTGAAAGAGCAAGGGCCGTTCGTTGTCCTCCGGCATGACGTGGATCGCAGGCCTGAGAATGCGCTGAGGATGGCAGACCTTGAGGCAGAGATAGGCATTAATGGAACTCCAAGCACTTATTACTTTCGTCGGAGTACATTTAATCAAGATATCATCGAAAGAATCTATAACCTGGGCCACGAAATAGGCTACCACTACGAGGTAATGGACAAGGCCAGGGGTGATGTAGGGGTGGCTCATGCTTTGTTTAACAGTGAGCTTGAGAGGCTTCGATGCTGGGTCCCGGTCAAGACCTGTGCAGCTCATGGGAACCCGTTGACCAAGTATGATAACCGGGAGTTTTTTGAGAGCTTCGACCCTGGGCAGTTTGGATTGGTGGGGGAGGCGGAGAAGGTAGGAGGCGAATATATCACCGATACAGGCAGGGACAAGCCTGAATACAACCTCAAGGACTGGCCTGAAGGCGATGGTGCAGGTGTAACAGTTGATATTTATTACAACATCCACCCCGAGCGCTGGAATGATGGCCTGGCTTGGTATCGGCAGTGGGTGTTTGACTGGGGGTGTAATTTGGTGAAGAGGTGCATAAAGTGTTGAGAATTAGAGTAGTTGTTACTCATAAAGAAAAAGAAACCGAATATCTTAAATTTCCGCATTGTCTTGCTCTGCTTGATTACCAATTAGGTCTAGGGATTGAGCAATTAGACGAGATTGAATCTTTTGACGTTTACCCGGAGCATTTATTTAATGAAAATCCTCCTCATTAACCCACCCCTAACCGCAGAGCAACGCTATGGCAAGGACCTGGCGCAGTTCGGACCATGCTCTGAGCCCCTGGGATTGGCTTATGTGGCGGGGGCTCTCGAGCAGGCAGGGCATGAGGTGAGGATATGGGATGGGCAGGTGGAGAGGCGCACACCATGGGCACCAGAGGCCGAGCTTATTGGAATTACCATGAATACCCCTTCATACCAGGTCGTCAAAGAAATGTGCATTGCTCTGAAGTCTGAGCATAGCACCATTTTCCATGACATTCCTATCATCCTCGGCGGTCCTCATCCTACTGTGATGCCTGAGGAGACGGCAAAAGACATTCCAGAAGCGGATTATATCGTAGCTGGTGAAGGTGAAAGAACAGATATTTGGGATATGCCTTCAGGTACGATCGCTCATACATTTCCCGTTAAGAATCTTGATGATCTCCCCCTCCCCGCCCGCCACCTCCTCCCCATGAAGCAGTACCAGATCACGGCCTCGCGCAACAAAGGGCATCACGCTTATACTGTGATAGTGGCTCGAGGCTGTCCATTCGAGTGCGCCTTCTGCTGCCGGTTGCATGGCCGCAAGGTGCGGTTTCACTCAGTTGATCGGGTAATTCAAGAGATAGAGCTCCTTGTGAGGGACTACGATGCAAAGGAAATCAATCTGGAAGCTGATACCATTACGGTCAATCATAAGTGGATGTATGGCTTGTGTGATGCTCTTATTAGCAGCGGTCTTAATCACCGTATTTCATGGACATGCGAGAGCCGGGTGGATACGGTAGATGAGAATATGCTGCGGTACATGAAGCAGGCCGGCTGCTGGCAGATAAGTTATGGAGTGGAGACAGGAACCCAGAGGCTCTTGGACTTCATCAAGAAGGGTATCACGTTAGAGCAAGTACGGGAGACATTTGCAATAACCAAGAAGGTAGGTATCAATGTACGGGCATTCTTTATGCTGGGGATACCTACGGAGACACGGGAGGAATCAGATGCCACGATTCAATTTGCTAGACAGCTTAAAGCGGGTTGGTCACAGTTCACAATCTGTGTGCCATTCCCTGGAAGTTCTTTATATCAATGGTGTCTTGAGAATGAACCCGGAAGAATATCGGGTAATTGGGCAGATTTTAGAACGCATGGAGGATGGGGTAAAGGACCTCTCGCTTATTTTCCAAAAGCACGTACCCAAGCCGAAATGAAAGCCCTCCAAAAAGAAGCATACCGCAGGGTATATCTCCGGCCAAGTCGTGTATGGTCCTATCTTGCCAAGGTGCGCTCTCTCAGGCAACTGTGGCAGGGTTTCAAGGGTGCCTGGGTGGTAGCAAAGACGAGGTGGGCGTGAAAAAAATAATTGGTTACTGTCTTGTTCCAACACCTTTATTTGTGTTCTTGATATTTCTAATTAGCATGAAAGAATGGGGAGCAGTTATCGCCCTTTTTGTAATTGTTGCAGCATTTGTGTGTATGGGTATTGGAATGACACTTATTCAAAAATGAAAAACTGGCCCTCACTCATAGCAACCTTTCTCCTCGTGATCTTCGTTCGTATCGTGATCACCAAAGAGCAAACAGTTCTCATGGCGCTCTCCTCCGGGCGATATGGCGAGGCATGGCTGGGGCTCAAGGCGCTCTTACCCTCCGGGTGCCCCCCCAAGAAGGTCGTCAGAGTCCCAGCCAATGTCTTGAAGGAGTGTGCCAAGGGCTACGTGGATACGCCTCTGTATCATACCGGGGGCTGGTTGATGAGGTGGCTGCAATGGGGCAAGTTGAGGGCGTTGTGGAGGCTTTTAGAAATAGGAAAACAAAAATGGATTTAGACACTACCCCTGTTTCGATAAAGGATGTCATAATGTGTTTCGTCATTGCTGTGGGCCCACTGTTTTTAGCAGTTGTTTTAATGCTACTTGTTGGCTATTTTTTGGATTAGCTATGAACATCCTTGACTTCGGTTGTGGAAACGGCGTGATGCTGCCTACCCTGGCAGAGCACTTCAGCTCTGTGGTGGCTTTTGATATCTATACCAAGGCCGCAAATCAACTGAGAATGAAATATGGCTTTGAAAATATAGAAATTCGCAAAGGACAATCAAGATGGCCTGCTTATGTGCCTTTTGATGCAAATAGATTTGATGTGGTCTGGGCCTCATCTACCCTGGAGCACATCAAGAACTTGGGCATGGCAGTGTATCAGCTTCACCGTGTCCTGAAACCAGGAGGTCAGCTCCTATGTCTCTCCCCAAGCGAAGATTGGCTCTACAACCTGGGCCGGAAACTGTTTAGATTGCACAAGCCAGCGGATCACTATCACACCGGCAAAGAGATTCATGAGGCATTACAGGAGTATTTCACCTGTGAGGCAAAGAAATCATGGCCTCCGCTCACAGGAACTTATTTGATGGGGAGGTATAGGAAATGAGATATGTAACGATTATAGGGTTGGCCTTGCTTCTAACAGGCTGCCTTGCAACAACCAAGAGTGTCCAGGCTCCTCCACAGGAGATAATCTTGACCGTCAAGGCCGTCGATCAGCCGGTGGAGGTTGCCAAGGAAGATGAAGGCGACAAGATCAACCGGACCATGCAAATTCAAAACCAGGAAGGTGTGCTTTCTGCTTTGTCATTCAAATGTGATGGAGAGGTATTTATCAAGTTATGGTCTGCCCTTACTGTTGTCGATGTTATGAATATCTGGAGTGATATTACTATTTTGGAGAAAACCACAGATATTCGCACGATTCAACTTTTTATCAATTCTCCTGGCGGTGATGCCTTTTCCGGGCTTGCTCTTGCCGATGAGATCAAACGTGCAAAGGTATTAGGCTTTACCGTGATAGGTCATGCCTCCGGTATCGTTGCCAGTGCTGCTGTACCCATATTCGCTGTTTGCAATAAGCGTATTACCGCCCCCAGTACAATATTTATGGTTCACGAGACATCAATCTGGAAGTGGCCGGGAAGGGAAACACATTCCGATATTATTTCTCAAGGGAAACTCATGGATTTGCTTAGGGATCGGTACATGGACACATTGACTGAAAATAGCAAACTCTCCCGTGAGCAATGGGAAGCAATGGAAGCAAAAACCACATGGTTTTCTGCTCAACAAGGCATGGAATGGGGCCTGGTGGATAGGATAGAATGACCCGCAAAGTCACAAAAGAGGACATGGAGCAGGAAGCTGATGGACCGACTACCATCAAGAAGCGGATCGGCATCAACCGGCTTTTGGACAAGCTCGAAGCAGAACTTGATGCCTGCGAAACAAAGGTATTTTCAAATGCACTGGGTGTTATTTACTCCGATGATCTTACAGCATGGAACATTCGTCAAAAAGCCCGTATGGATGCACATAAGCTCCGGGGTGACTATCCAGCAGAGAAATTTGAAGGTGAGCTCAGGTTGCCTAATGCTATGGCCCTGGTGGTAGAGGCACGGCAGGAAGCCAAGAAGAAGCCGAAGAAGAAAGGAAAAAAAATGACTGAGGATGAGATTAAAAGACATTTGCTTATATTAATCGAAGGAGTAATTGATGAAGAGAGTTTAACTAATGGTGAAGGATTTGTTGAAATGGAAGACGGAGTTATTCACCTTGCCCTAGAAGATAGTAACCATTATTTCCGAGTTACATTAAGCAAGGTAGATGAAAGTGAATATCATTGCTAATGCAAAGTGAAGCCATAGACATATTTCAGGAGCAAGTTAGAGAGTCTGAGAAGGTGTGTGAATCCTTTCCCTACTTCGTGGGTGAGTATTGCTGGATCGAAGATAAGATCACGAGCCAGGCCATACCCTTCAAACTATGGCAATCACAAGAGCGGATCATGCCGAAGGTAGTCGGATCAAAGCGCCTTATCATCCTTAAAGCTCGACAACTAGGGCTTACGTGGCTCACGGCTGCTTACTGCCTATGGCTTGCAATGACCAAACCTCTGCAGCTCATCGTTATTATCAGCTATAAGGAACAAATCGCCTGGGAAGTGACGGCGAGAATCAAGTTTATGCTCAATGCTCTTCCCGAATGGCTTTATCCTCCCATACGCAAATCTACTAATGAAGAGGTCGTGTTTTCACATAGCAACGGCCTTGAATCCATCATTCAGAGCATAGCAACCACGCCTTCAGGAGCACAGTCAAAGACGCTCAACCTCCTGGTGCTCGATGAAACGTGCTGGAATCGGTACGTGAAAGAGATTTACTCGGCATCAAAGCCCGGTGTTGACTCTGCCCAGGGCCGGATTATCGTTATCTCAAACAGCATCAAGACAGCTCCGGGATGGTTCTGGACCCGTGAGATTTACTCTGGAAGCATGAACGGTGCCAACGACTTTGAACGTATCTTCATGCCCTGGTCTGATCACCCGTTACGCTCTACAAAGCTCGTCTATGACGAGGACCTGAAAGAGAAGATCCCTGAGTTTATCAAGCAGCAAAGGGATGGAGGTACGGACGATGAGGAGATATCTGAACACTATCCCGCTACCGAACAGGAAGCTATTAGCACTATGCTTGGCAGTTATTTCGGAAAGGTGCTGGCTCGGCATACGTTTACGATGGAGGGCAATCGGGGGCATCTTGAGCTTAACAAGCACAAGGAAATAGAGTTTATCGCTGATAAGCGGGGAATCCTGGAAATATGGCGCTATCCCTATCACATGATAGGTGGCTGGGATGGTAGATACTGGGAGAATCGGTATTGTGTCGGCGCCGATGTTTCAGAAGGTCTGGGGGAGACCTACAGTACAGGATATGTGATCGATCGGAAGATTGACGAGGTTGTGGCCCGGATGCGGTCAAACAGAATAGATGCTGACCAGTGGGGCGAAATGCTCTTTATGCTCTCACAGTATTACAACAACGCAGATGGTAACGCCCTGATATGCCCGGAACGTACAGGCGCAGGGATTACCACCTGCAAGCGCTTGGAAAAGCTCGAAGCAAACCTCTATTTCAAGATGATACCCGCAAAGATAGGTGGTCCCACCAAGGAAATAGGATGGTCTGAAACACAGCAAAGCAAACATGAGTTGTGCGGAGATTTCAAGACCTGGCTCCGGCAGATGAAGGGCACCTTGTATGATGCGATACTCATTGGCGAGTGCTCCACGTTTATCCGTGATGAGAGCGGCAGGCTGGGGGCAGAGGAAGGCAAGTTTGACGATTGTGTGATAGGTGGCGGATGTGCGGTACAGGCAAGCCAGTTTATAGGAGATAAGGCGGTACAGGTGCCGGAAAAGCCACAAGGATGGCTCAGGAAATGGCAGGAGGGGAAATATTGATGTTTGTTCCTATCGAACCCGGAAAATATTACTGTCAACCGTTTTGGGACGGGAAGAATCAGCCTAGACGATTAATCGAATGCTACAAAAAAGTTTGCTTGATTCAAGATGATGTTGGCCCACGCGAAGAATTGGTTTGTGATTATGAAGGCTACACGCATCTTGTCGCTTTAACAGGAATCAATAAATGGGAGCCAGAAAACAAAATAGTATAGCATAACCCAATATCAGCCCCGATCCGCAGGCGCACGGTAGGGGCGAAAGCCAACATGAACCTCGAACTCTAGCTAGAGGAGTTCGGGGTTTTTTGTTGGCACAAGGAGCACATGAGCAGGCGAAGAAAACAACCTATGAAGATCGACAAGGACTTTAAAGAAGGCCTGGAAGAACTCAGGCACCGGGTAGAGAACCCCAACAAACTCCCTTCTATTCATCTTGTGGGTAACGTCTACAAGCAGAGAGAAATCAGGGAAATTCAAATGCTCACGTTTCCCCCATGGGAGATAGGCTATCAGGTTTTACCAGTACCGGATATGGGCGGGGTGTTCGTGCGGAATATCTTCTTCAAACTACCGGGAGAGAAGATTGATGATCTCAAGGACGATGATGTTGATTGGATTCTACTTCATGCCAAGGTGCTCATAGATGAAGGCCAGGGTCCCCCCGTTATTCAGAAGATAAACTTTGACTGCATGAAAATCAGCCAACACTTCATGCCTCTTCTGAGGGTGGAGAAGAACCCAAATATCGTAGTACCGGGAGGAACAGGCCATGCCTGAAGCGTTTGAGAAATGCAGAGCAGCAGGCGGGAAGATCAGGACCATATCAGGCCCGAGCAAACAGTTCAACGTGCCTGCGGGTAAGTACCGCCATATCTGAATTAAGGGCGGCAATGTCCATTTAGGGCATTTAAAGACGAAAAAAGGCAAGTAATGGAAACCATCGACCTGAAACGATTAGAAGCGGTACTCGGAGATAAGCCCGATGCCAAGAAGATACTCGAGGTCTACTCCTATCTTAAAATCTACAAGGAAGATACGGAACGCGGGAAATGGATAGAACGCCGCAAGATATGTTGGGGCATCATCGAGAATGACCGGGAATCCTGGTGGACGGCACAGGAACTTGAGGAAATTAGGAAGCAGAAACAAGAACCCGTTGTCACCAACAAATGCGTCAAGGGTGTCCAAGGCAAGGCCGCAATCGTTACGGACCAAAAGCCTGAAATCAAGTTCTTTCCGGTTGGTAGTTCCGACCTTTACATTGCCGAACTCCTGAAACGTGCCCACGACCTCGTATGGACAAAGAACGAGGGTAACGATGTTACCTATGATGCCGTGGAAGAAACACAGGTGGGCGGGATCTCCTTTATCAAGGTATCGCACAACCCCTCGAAAGGTCCGTTTGGCCGGATTGTGTTCGAGGAAGCCCCCCCCGATGATTTTTACTGGGATAGAAACGCACGGCAACGCGACCTCTCAGATACCCATATCATAGAAGCAAAACTCCGTTCAAAGCCCTACCTCAAGGAACAGTACGGCGACATCATCACGGATGATGATCTGAACTTCAAGATAGAGCTCAAGGACGAAACCGGAGACAAGTCAAGCGGTGTAACCGGGAAAGACAACTATCCAGAGGGCAAGGACAAGGTAGACGACCAAGGGGATGCCACGGCAGAACCCGAGAACATTTGGGAAATCGATGCCTATATGCGGAAGGTGGTTAATGAGGATTGGGTAGTTATCTCAAACGAGAAGGGTCTGCCTATAGCCCAGCCTATTAAACTTAGCAAGGATCAGAAAAAGAACCTCAAGGCCGGTGATGCGGTAGGGGATGCTGTCTACTGGCCCCGAAAGCTCGAAAAGAGAATCCATCGTTTCATTATCGGCAAGAAACTCATTGAGGAGAAAGAAAACCCTCACGGCATGGATGCTGACGGCAATCCTGTTCTGCCTATAATTGCACTCCGGGCACAAAGAACCCGCAGTTCCTACCCCATGAGTCCCACGGCCTACGCCAAGGATATCAACCGGCAACTCAACAAGTCCACCCTGCAATTTGCTCATGCGGTGGCGCACCTCGCCAACTCCCCCATTGTCAGACCTAAGAGCGCGTCAATGTGGGTAGGGGAACCGGGAACACCGGGTTCTGAATTGCTTGTCAGCAATCAGGCTGCTTTTGCTCCTTCACGCCTGGGAGCAGGTTCTATTGATGCGAACAAGTTTCTTGAGATCCGACAACTATCCGAGGCCGACATCAACGATATGTACGACCTTCAGGACGTAATGAGGGGGAAGATACCACAGGGAACAGACCCCTCCGGGCGGGTAGTCCTGGCCCTTCAGGACATGGGCGGCATGATGAGCAAGCCCTTTCTCCGGACCCTGGAAGCTGCGCTTATACGGGTTGGGAAAGTCGATATCGCCATGGTTCTGGCAAAATGGCCCCGGTACATGTGGGAGCGCCTTCTTGAAGAGGATGAGTGGACCAAATGGATGCCGGATGAGGAAAAGACCAAGCTGGGCGAGGATATGGAGGAACCTGATGAGGATATGCAGGCGCAGATTCGGCAGAAGTGGGAGGACGCGCTTGAGAAGATACGGCCCGCCGATGCAAAGAAACCCCCTGGAATCAAGCTCATCGACCTTGATGTGAAACTCACGGCTGGAAGTTCCCTGCCCACCAACCGGATAGCAAAGATGCAGGTGGCAATCGAATACGTGGGCGCTGGCATCTACGATGCCGAGGCCGCACTTGAATATGTGGATGATCCCAACAAGGACAAAATAGCTGCCCGTATGAAGAAGAGAGAAGAAGCAATGCTTCAGGCGGGAACACTAAAAAAATGAAAGGAGGTACATCATGGCAGACAAAAAGAAACCAGATCATGTGATTCAAGGTGAAGTCGTGTTCAAGAAGGTTGATCCTCTGGCCTGTTATTTTGAGATGGAGCCGAGCAAGACATTATTGAGCAATCGGAGATTCACCCTGGACAGATCAGTTTTGCCGACAGACTTCGACCCTGAGAAGTACGAAGTCACTGGCAGCTTCAGCATTGAACTGACCATTAACAAGAAGTAACCGTCTTGACCCGGAAGGTCATGCAAATAGGTCACTTGGCAACCTGAATGCCATGCGAAAGGAGTAATTCTCATGGGAGATGAAGAATTCACGGAAGAAGAACTGAAGATATTAGGCGAAGAGCCTGAACCGGAACCTGGAAAACCAGAGCCGGAACCGGAACCGGGAGTTCCGGAACCCGAGCCAGAACCAGAGCCTATTCCTGAGCCTGGGGAACCAGAGCCAGAGCCAGAACCAAAGGGACCCGTACCACTTGAGAGATTCAATGAGGTGTACGGGAAGAGCAAGGAATTTGAACGCAAACTCGACCTTTTGAGGCGTGATCCCCAAGCCTATTACGAGAAGTATCCTGATGAGAAATCGGAAGAACCGGAACCGGTCCCTATTAGTGACAACTTATATGCTGACCTTATTCATTTGCGCGTCCAAAGTGGACCTTATGATGGGAAAAGTCTTGCAGAAGTGCATGAGATTGACCCACTGGCTGCTATGGCGATTTATAACGACTATCGGGACGACCAGCGAGAAACACAACGGACAACCAAGGACACACAGGAGCGGCTTAAACGAGAATCAGAAGCGGAGGTTAATGCCTTTGGTGCCAAGATGTCTGTAGAGATGTTCAGCAAGGAAGTGGACAAGCTGGACGGCAAGGAAGCCAAACAGATGGAGCAGTTTGTTGATGAAATCGTAGATTGGATAGGGAAAACGGGCAGGGCTAACAACATGGAAGATGCCTATTTTCTCATGCACCGTGACAACATCCTCAAAACTGCTCAAGTGAACAGCACCAAGGCCCTCATTGAAGGACTGGCAAGTGGCGAGGTGAAAACCGTTACCACGAACAAATCCATTGAGGGTAAATCAGGATACGGGCAATTTATGGAGTACACGGTAGACCAACTTACTGCACACATAGATGGTTTAACTGATGTGGCATTTAAAAAGTTTGCCAAGGATGCTCCAAAGGAATTGAAAGACAAGTTTCCGCAAGCGGCTTGGGATTAGCGTCAAGAAAGGTCATTAGATTAGGAGGTATTTCTAATGGCCGATTGGACTTTTACAACCGCAGACGCTCTCACCGCGCAAACCTGGGCGAAAAGGTGGTGGATAGAGGCCAAAACCGAATCCTACTTCTACGGTCAGGGCTTTATCGGTGCGAGTGAGGAAACAAATATAATCGTTGAGTTCCCGGATCTCGAAAGAGAACAGGGATATCAACACACGTTCGGGCAGGTTCGGAACCTGAGTGGTGCCGGTGTTGCCGGTGATCTTATCATGGAGGGGAACGAAGAGGTCCCCAATGTCTATGACGATGCGATTACGATCAACCAAAAGCGGAACGCAGTCAGGACATTCGGTAAGCTCTCCGATCAGTACCCTTCGGATAAGGCAGTTCGCCAATGGGCACAGCGATTGCTCAAGAGATGGAAGGCCGACACCATTGACCAGGACATGTTTGACGCTATCTGGTTGGCTCCGACCAAGGCCCTTTATGGCGGTGATGCTACAACCACGGCAACCATCGAAGCTGGCGATTACATGACGCTGGCCCTGATTTCCAAGGCCGTAGCGTATGCCAAGAAAGCAACCCCAAAGATCATAGGAACACCGGCAGGTGGCAGACGCTGGTATGTTTGTGTCATGTCTCCCGATCAGGAATTCGACCTCAAGGAGCGTGACGCTGCATGGGCACAGGCACAAAGAGAGGCCATGCAACCCGGTCCCGATAATCCCCTTTTCACCGGGGCTATCGGACGCTGGAACAACACCATCCTGCATGTTCACGAGCGAATCCCCACTTCAACAGCGTGGGGGGCAGACACGCCGCCGACTTTGGCTGGTGCTGAGGCCGGTTTCTTCGGTGTTGGATGTGCGGGAATTGCCTACGCCAAGCGGAAGGTCTGGAACGAAAAGACCTTTGACTATGGCAATAAGGTAGGTTTCTGTATCGGTGCGATTTATGGCATGACCAAGGCTGTTTTTAACACCTACGACAATGCCTTTGTGGTTATTCGCACCTATAGAACGAATAACTAATGATCTTTGGGTGGATAGCTGAAAGCTGGCCGCTGAAGGCGAAAAGGGATAACTCCCGGTCCCCTTCCACTCATTGACTAACGGGACGATGGGAGAACGAAAATGGCAAACGCAAAACTCATAGATCCGGCAGATAAAGCCGTGAAAGAAAAGGAAGAAAAGACACTCGATCAGGAAATGGAATCGCTCAAGGTGGATGGTCTTACCCTGGATGATTTCAAGCCGGTCCCGCAGGCGATAGCACGGGCGGCGCATCCTTTTGACGGATACCCGGAACGCAAGATCAAGGTTGTTATAAACGGGCGTGAGGGCATATTGAACGTAACTCATGTTGTGGCAATGAATCCCAAAGAACCGGAGATACAAGACCCTTCCGGCGTGAAAGTCTCGATCCGCAAGAAAGTTGGAAAGATGGAGCGGGAAGAGAAAGTCACGCTGAAGAGTTCTCACAGTAGGCCGGTTCGGGACTACGAAAATGGAGGCATTACTACTGCCAATGTGTTTGACCGCGATATCCCCCTTGCAGATGGAACCGTCATGCAGAGGTGCTGCATCGTGCCCAGTCACAGTGCGAGGGCTCAGATTTGCTTTAAGCTCGATTTGAAAAACGGACGGATATTACCTGATAATCGGTATGTTGTTCCTGATGGAAAACAGTTGAATCGGCTTCGTCGGGTCTATGAGATGATCGTGAATCCTCAACTGAGAACCGAGAATTTGGCCCGGTGGGTTGCCGGTGAAACAGCCGAAGAACCGCCGGAATTGGTTGAGGAAGAATAGAGGTGAATAATGGCTAATATACATCCAGAAATTAAGCCGAACGGGGTTAGCGACAAGTACCTCATTGATTTGATGTATATGTTGCAGCAGTCCATGTATGGGCTTTGCCTGAAATTAGACGTTGAAGGCACTGGAGGTGTTGATTACGTGGACCTTTGCTATACTGCCTTATTTCATACACAGGTATGGGATTACCGGGGCAATAAAACCCAAAACGTGACGACCTGCGATCATATCATCATGCCAAGTGGAGGTTTACCAAACGCTGCTCTGATCCAATGGCTTTATGATTGGATCAATGCCTTTGAGACTCTGGTTGAAAAGCTCGATGCTGACGCCGGCATTACCGATGATACTGACTACGAGGATCTTTGTTATGAGGCAATCATTTTGCCGTATATCTTTGAAAGCGGCAGATACGATCAACAGACCATCTTAGGGAATACCGTTTCAACAGGTGGTTTTGATACTATGTTGGATACTGCGGGAACTCCCTGGTTGGTGACGAGGATCGGACCAACCGGAAGGCCGAATGATAGGGTTCTTTGTGATCTACTCTATGACATTCTCAATGCGTGGGAAACGATGTGTGAAAAGATTGACGCGGACGCGACTGCGGCGGCTCCACCCGCGGCTAATACATACGAGGCTCTGTGGTATACGGCAACGGTTCTTATGCGAGTGGAAAACAGTCAGGCCAGTGTATTAGGCAATGCACAAACCCGTTTAGGCTAACTTAACAAGACAAGGAGGAACAAGAAAATGAGAAAACTCTTAACTTTTATACTGGCCCTGGCATTGGTCTTTGCTTTGACTATGCCCGCCAGCGCGACCTACAAGAATATGTGGGCCTACGTCTACTCATGGGATGGGGATCTTACCGCAGACGGCAAATATGAGCTGAGCAGGGTAGAAAGCGGAATCAGTTTTGTGGTTCTGCAACATGACTCTGATGCCACGATGGAAACCCTCTATGTGTATGACAAGACGCCCCTCGTCACAACCGGCATGGCTCAACCTGTTACCGGGACCAGCTATGCCTCGGATACTGTCTGCAATGACATGGTTGCATTCAGGGTTGACCCCAGCGAAACCGACGACACGGATGTTGATTTAATCGTGGTGGACCAGGCCGGGGGCTATACGGCAGTGGTGAATGGGTTCAACGAAAATACACACACCATTGTTATTGACGAACGGCCCCTTGTGGAGCATTGGGGAGCGGCATGGTTGGTCACTACCGCTACGTCAAGCGAGATCGCGGCTGGAATCGACTTTGCTCGTCCGTCAATAATCCATGAGATGAAGATCAAGGTATGTACCGCATTTGCGAGTTTGACCTGTGTAAATGTGGGCCTGACTGCGGCTGGAACCAACGGAGATGCTGACGGTTTCATTCGTATGGAACAGGTAGCGACACAGGGCTGGCACAGCATTTACAGGCCCGGTGTCGATCTTACAAGTTATCTCGTGAGTAGTGGCGGCGAAAGATCGTCTTATTGCAGCACCCATGAAACCGCAGATGGAGTAATGGGACCCAGCTTAGGGACGTACCTGGGTAATTTTATGGTGGGTACGGGCGCTAGTGCTCTTGCTAGTCCTGGCATCGGAATCATGAACAAAGAATCTCTCATGATTCATGCTACCTGGGAGCAAAGTCTTACCTATACCTTTGCCTCTGGTGCTTCCACAACTGTTACCGCGAACAGCACGGGGTGGGGCATCGTCTGGTTCCGCTTTATAGCGATTAGGTAAGAGGCAACCTCTAACGGAGGCCTCGGAAACGGGGCCTCATAACTAAAGTGGAGATGAACATGAAAAAAATCATTATAGCCATAGCACTCATAGTAAGCCTGACCTTTGGCCTGACTGCTGCGAATGCAGGAAAGCCCGTAGGAATGCAGGATTTTTGGGCTTACGTCTACCGATGGGACGGCTCTATGACTGCTAACGGCCTGATGGAAGTTACTAGGGCAACCAGTGGTGTTACCTTTGTAGTCTTACAGCGCAACAGCGTTGTTACCATGGAAACATTGTATCAGTATGGCAAAAAGACCATGATTACCACTGGAATGGCGCAGCCTGTTACCGGGACGAGTTTCGGAGCTGTTCTCGTTTGTGATGACAAGATAGCTTTTGCCGTGGACCCCAGCGAAACCGGGGACACCTACGTTGACCTTATTGTCGTTGACCAGACGGGCGGGTACACCAGCGTTGTGCGGGACTTTAACCAATACATGCACACGATCATCATTGATGAAAGACCGTTGATAAAACACTGGGGTGCGGCTTTTCTCATAACAACCGCAACCTCAACGGAGATTAGTGCGGGCATTGAACTTCCCCGACCTTCGATCATTCATGACATGAAGATCCAGGTTTGTACTGCCTTTGCGAGTACGGCGGTTGTGCATGTTGGACTTAGCGCAGCCGGGACCAATGGGGATATTGACGGCTTTATCCATGGCGAACAGGTAGCGACGAAGGGCTGGCACAATATCTATAGGCCGGGTGTCGATCTTACGAGCTATCAGGTCAGCAGCGGTGGCTCAAGAGGTTCCTATGCAAGCACACGGACTCCCACCGATGGGGTTCTTGGTCCTGCCCTTGGCACATACCTGGGTAACTGGATGATAGGTACCAATGTCACCAATGTCGCCCTAACGGGTGAAGGCATTGGCATTCTGAATAAGGAAGAGCTGGTAGTTCACGGCACCTGGGAACAGACGCTTTCCTATATGTTCGGCACCGGCGCGGCTTCGGCGGTGGCGGCTAACAGTACCGGATGGGGCATTGTGTGGTTTAATTTTACGGCAATCAGGTAATGCACAACCTAACTTTAACCGGGGGCTCCTGCAAGGGGGCCTCCGCTGGGAGCTTATGAAAAAGAATCTTATCATTTTCGGGGTGCTGGCCGTTGCGATCCTCCTTGTCTATTCCAATACGTTCAAGGCAGGACTTCACTATGACGATAGTGTGAACATTACCCATAACAGCATAATTCAGATTAAAAGCCTGGATTGGGAGAGCATTAAGGCAACGTGGTTCGCGGGTGGCGCACGGGGGGATATCTATCACCCGGTGCTTTACCGGCCCTTGGCTATGTGCTCCTTTGCCCTCAATTACTATTTCAACGGCCTTGATGTGTTCTGGTATCACGCCGTCAATACGCTGATCCATATCATAACCGCTATGCTTCTCTTTCTGTTTATCAAGGAAGTATTGCTTTTACCTGCACTGAGAGAGAAATATGGCGATTATGCTTTGCAGATTGCCGGACTCGCTGCTTTCTTGTGGGCGATCAATCCGGTGCAGCTCACGAGCGTTACCTATATCGTGCAGAGGCAAAATAGCCTGTGCGGGATGTTTTATCTCCTTGCATTCTACTTCTATATTAGGGCCAGGAAGAGCAAATCGCCCCTACAGTACACTTTCTCCGGCCTAGCCATAGTCCTGGCTATGCTCAGTAAAGAAAACGCAATCCTGGCCTTTCCTGCGATTGCCCTCTTTGAAGTGATGTTCTTCGGCATGAGCAGGAAAAAGCTCACAATTTTCGGGTGTTTTATAATTGGCGGGTTCTTGCTTATTCTGGCGGTCCAGGGCTGGGAAACTTTCAGCATCGACACCTTAATGAAAGGCTATGCAAAACGCGAGTTCACCGTGGGCCAGCGGGTTCTCACGGAATCACGGGTTATGGTGTTCTATATCATGCTCCTGCTTTGTCCCTACCATGGATTTCTCTGTCTTACTCATGTGGTGCCCTTATCTCATGGGTTGCTCAATCCACCTGCAACTCTGGTTTCCCTGCTTATTATCGCAACGATCTTTACCCTTGCCATAATCAAGATCAAGAAACACCCGCTAATATGTTACTGCGTGTTTTTCTTTTTCCTGAATCATCTGGTGGAAGGCACGGTTATCCCCCTTGAGCTTATCTATGAGCACCGGAATTACATACCCTCATTCTTCTTTTTCCTACCGATAGCGATCCTTGTTATCCATGCTTACCGCCACTGGTTCAAGTCTATGGCCCTCGTGACAACCGCGCTGATCGTGCTTTTCATGGGATACAATACCTATATCCAAAACAAAGTATGGGAAACGGATTATAA